CGAATGTTACAGCTTTTGCCATTTGTCTTTGTGTTCCATAGAGTTCTGCAACTTCATCTACTTCACAAGGTAGATTGAAAACTAACTTAGCAATATTACTATGAAAGTTACCTCCATCTTGGAATACTTGCATCAATGCTTTGTCATTTGCAAGTACAGCTGCACAATAAACCTCTGCTGTTGTTAAGTCCATTGCAACTATTTTATGGTTTGGACTAGCTTTTATACAACCTTTTACTATAGGATTATCTCGTGGTATCTGTTGCATATTCATTTTACCGCTAGAAGATAGACGACCTGATGTTGTACCGTGTAAGTTAAATCCAGTACGAAGTCTACTATCTTTATCTAGCTGTGGATATATTTTGTCAAGATAAGTAGTTTTAATTTTTACTTTCTGACGAATATCTAATACTAATTGTGGTACTTCGTGTTCTTCTGCAAGCTGTTTTAATACTTCCGCATCTGTACTATCTGCCCCTGTACCTGTTTTCTTACCTGTAGGTTTTAAGCCTAAGTAATCAAATAATAAAGATCTTAGTTGCATTGTACTGTTTGGATTAAAGTCTTTACCTTGTGAATGTTCAAACTCTTTAATTGCAGGATAAGTATATAACTTTTCTATAGCTTCGTCAATTTGTTCTTGCATAAGAACTGTTGACCTCTGCAATCTTTCTTTATCAAAAGGTACGCCATTGTCTTGAATATCTGTAAGAAACCTAGTTCCTGTAATAAGTATTCGTCTGTATACTCCATAGAGTCTGTCATTCTTTACTAACGCATTTTCAAACTTCTGAAAGAGAAGAAAAGTACAAATAGCATCCATTGCTGCGTAGTCTTTCATTACATCAAATGGAATCATATCCCAAGTAAAACTTGCTTTGAGTATTCCATTCCTTCGGCAGAAGTCATCTATCCACTCATACATGGGTTTTTCATAATCACCATAGGGTGTATACTTAAGAGATAGTTGTTTTAATCCATGTGTGCCAGGATTTTCATCTAACATATAGTGAAGAAGCATAGTGTCTTCAAAGTTTGGAAATTCAAATCCAAAATGATATTCAAAGAACGCTAAGTCAAATTTAGCATTGTGAAATACTACTCGCTTTTTCTTAAATAGTTCTTGAAGCATCCTTTCGCATTCTTCATCAATACAATCAGTATCAATATATGCACCGTGTTCTGGCTCATAAGAAATACTTATACCGAGCATATATCCGTCACGAGGATATAATCCTGTTGTCTCAGAGTCAAGTGCTATGAAATCAAAAGGTGCATCTAGTGCTTTCTCAAGAAACTTCTTAAAATCTTCGGTTTCGGTTATTCCATAGCATTTATCTACATCTAATTTTTCTTGTTTGAGTTCGCCTTTAATATATTTTACAATATTAGTACTAGACTCTTCCCAAGTTTTCTTTGCTTCTGGTTTGAAAGCTAACATAGCAGGATTGATAACAGGTAAAAATTTATCATCAATAACTCTTCCACTATACTCTGTGACAGAGTTTTGTTTTGTAAAGTATTTTAAGCACTCTGATCCAACGAGAACAATCCATTCATAATTGTCAAGATCTATTTCTAAATCTACATCTCGTTTTAATACTTTCTTTACTGTTGAGTCTGAGCATAGAGCATGCCTATCAAATTCAAACTGATTGTTAAAAAGTTTTACATAGTCATTACGACTAGGCTTACTTTCTATGATTGCTATTTTAGCCATATAATTGTTCCTTTAGTTGTTTTGTTTTTTCTTTGTTGAGAGCTCCTGCATCCCCAAGAGCTATTGGTATTTTTACGTTTTTATGTAGTATTCCTACTATGTCACACATTTCTTGAAGTTTTACAGAAGCTTCTTGCCCTGCTTCATCTGGATCAAATAAAATGTCAATTGCTGTTACGCCTTGCATCTTGAGTAGTTTTAGTTTTTCTACATCAATATTGCGAGTACCAAAACAACACATAACATTTTCAAGACCTTTGTCGTGTAAATTTATCATATCAAATATTCCTTCTACTAGAATAACTCGCCCTTTGATGGGGCGGACTCGGCTGGGGAATAAGGGTAGCACTGCTTTAGGGGGATGGATTAAATATTTTGGAACATCAGTTGGTGACTGTGTTCTGCAGTTAAATGCTACTATTCGCCCAGTCAAGTCCTTAATCGGAAATGAGATTCTACCTGTAAAAGGTTTATCTGGATGTAGGAATGCATTAAATAATTTGTATGTTTCTGGAGTTATATTTCTCCAGTTGCCTACATACGGCATGAAGTTTTTTGGCATCTTCAATCCAACAGAAGATGCTCTCTTTTCTTCTATTTTTCTTCTAACTTTCTCTCTGCGAATATCTAACGGGTTTGATGGTGCATCATAATAGTTAAATATATTGCCTTTAAAGCCACAAGAAAAACAGTTGTAAACTCCTGTAATTCTGTCAATCCTCATACTTGGATTGCTGTCATCATGCTCAGGATTTAGACATGATACGATACAGTCTGCTGGAGACAACTTATACTGTATCTTTCTTTCTTGTAATAGTTCTTCTACTGTCAATCGTGGTGTTCCGTAAAGTTTCCTGCCTCGTGTTGTTCAAAAAGTGTGCCTCGTTCCATATGATATACAATATCATAAAGTATCTCTAAACTATGTAAAAATAAATTTATTCCAAGTAAAAAAGCACATATTTTTAACCAATAAATCATATGTCTCATTGTTTATGTTTCCATTTTAGTTTATCACCAAGTTCTTCAAAGTCTGTCATCAGTTTTCCACTTGGATCTTTATCGTGTTCATAATATTTACTCTTCCAAGCTAGTTCTACCATCTGAAACCAAATAGCAATTGCTTTATCTCTGAAATCTTTTTCACTCCATAAATAAAACATATTCCACCATTCTTTTTCAAATCTGTGAACTTCAATTTTTATATCCTTGAAAGTATACCCTTCTGGGTGTGTTTTTACTAATTCCCATAAGGCTCTAATTCTTTGACTCCCTGCAATCGGATAATAACTAGGCATACAAAGTATAGGATTTAATATACCATCTTTCTCTATACTTTTATATAGAGGCTCATTTAAAGGTACTCGTTCTATATTTTTATAGACTATCTCTTGATTCAATAGAAATTTTACTTTTTGAACTTCTATTGTATAAGGAGGCAGAGCTATTAACTCTGCCGTTTCCTTACTGATCCTATCGGCTGCCACGTTGTTTTCTCCATATTCCGTGTCTGCGTCTCTTTTCTACTTCCATTCGTATCATGTATGTTCTGATCAAAGCAACTACTGTAAATACAAAAGTAGTTACTACAGAAATCAAAAAGGCACTTGTCCAATTCCATTTCTCTACTAATAACCACAACATAAATGTTTGCAATGGAAAATTAATTACTAGAGCCGCACCTACTTGTATGATAGATTCTTCAAGCGCCGCCTTTTCTGTTTTAGTCATCTGGATTCTCCATGTCATCAAATAATTTGTTTTCGTGTTCTTGTTCAAATATTACCCTAAACTCTTCTAAGGAAGGTAACATTCTTAATCTAAGGACTGGATCTTCTAAAGTTTTTAGTCCTCTTATATAGTCGGAGTAAGCCTCCATTAATTGTTTTTCTGTATATAAAATCATATGTCGTCTACATTTTCTCCTGTTGCCATACTACTTTCAATTGCTTCTCTTTCTTTAGGGTTAAGTGCGGTCTGAGGACCGATCTTTAATGTTTCCCAATCAACAACGCTGGTAAAACTTTCCATGCGATTACTTCTCATTTTAGTACAATTAAAAGTCATACAGTTGTCTTGTTGCTCCCATGTTTCAAGAGCATATGCCGCATCAGCAGCATCTAAGATACCTTTTGCAAATCTAGCCTCTCCACTAGCATCTGTTTGGTATGGTGCAAAGAATAATGTTTCATACTCTTGTGCATATAGTTTCATTTTCTTACTGACTTCAATCTGTTCTGTCCAGTCATACTGACCTGAGCGACTAGGTGCATTGTGGCGGCGGACTTGGTTTAAGTAGTCAACTATCACTACACCAACATCAAGTTGGTTTACTTTTTTGTCTAGTTCGGACTGTATCTTTGAGAGAGTTAAAGCTGGATCATAAATAACATCCAATTGCTTTTCTTTGTGAAGAGGCAGTTTTGTGAGTTTCTTATGAAAAGTATCAAAGTCATGATTTTTCTCAAACTCTGGCAACAATTCATGTCCACCATCAAAACGACCTGCCCACCAGCCACCGACTAGATTCCACTCTTCTGCACTGAGAGTTTTACTTCTCAATCTTTTGAGGGGTATTCTTGTAGCGATAGAACAGATTCTTTGCAGAATTTGTCTACTATCCATCTCTATTGTAAAGTACAGAGCGCTACGACCTGATTCATATACATTAGAGGCTAGATTACAACAGGTAAGTGATTTACCTGCACCACGTCTACCTCCCACAAGCACCAAGTCTTTGGGAGAGAACTGAATTTGCGAATCGTATTCGCTATTGAGTCCTAAGGGTAAATACCTCGCTAGTTCTTTGTCGTCCTCAAAGAGAGATATGCTTTGCATACTTTCTTCGGGCGGCTTGACATCTACCTTGTCACTTACCCTTAACACTATTTCTTGAAGTTGTTCTATATTTTCTTCTGCACTTGCCATAGCAACTGTATTGTCTATGTATTTATCAAGTTCATCTAGAATTTCTACTTGTGCATATTCGTTTTTCAAATAATCAAGCAGAAGCCATGCGTCAACCTCCACGTCAACGGATTCTATTGCAAATATTTTTTCTTGGAGTTGGCGATCTCGCACTTCATAACGGAGATCTTCAAATTGGGGAAGGTCTTGATAATTATCTATATGTTTATCAAGGATGCGAAATATCGGCTGGTACTCGCCAGGTAGGTAATGTTCTTTTAACTTAGCCCATGTGTCTAAGTCTTTTTGAACTATAATCTGTTTAAGTAGCGCCGATGCAATATTCAAAAAACTCTCCCAAAGTTATTAACGAAAAAAGGCAGGGGAAAGAACCCCTGCCCGAACTAAAAGTAAATAAGATTAACCTATTTCTTTTTTAGCTGCACCGTTGTAGTCTGCACACTGTAGACCACGTCTTGTTAGCATAGTTTTGACACCTCTAACTGTTTTACCGATTTGATCAGCAATTTCTTCAACAGTTAATGATTCAATGTCAATGTCAGCTAAGACGTCGGCTTTGCTTGAACCTTTAGTTTCTTTCTGCTTTGGAATAGCATTGATTTCACCACTTCTAAGTAATGAAAGAGCTTTACCTCTGATAGAGTTAACTGATTTGCCAAGAGCGTCAGCGATCTCTTCTACGAAAGATCCGCCATTGACCATATCAACAAATGTTGACTCTTCTTCAGGAGTATAAGTTCTAACAGTTTCTACTTTAGGAGCAGGTTTAACATGCTCTGTTAATTCCATAGAAAGA